TAACGATTTTAAAGATGCAAGCGATGCTATCAAACATATCTTCACTAGCAACTTGCTACGTCAAACAGCATTGGATAGTTTACAAGGACGTGGACCAAGTCAAGTGTTTGCGCCAGTAATTAGTCTTCCTGAACTAGAAGCTCTAATCTATAACTGGACATTCTTTGAAACTAACATTCATAGTCGCAGTTACAGCCACATCATCCGTAACATCTACAACGTGCCAAAGGATGTGTTCAACACAATCCATGACACTCAAGAAATTGTAGGCATGGCTAGTAGCGTAGGTAATTACTATGACAAGCTACACCAAATTAACTGTGCTGTAGAAT